CCCCTACGGTAGATGAAACTCCTGCGGGTGATAACTACTTGTTTATGCGTTACAAGTTAGCCCGTGGAATCTCAGTCTTGCGTGTAAACGGTATTTATTCCTCATACAGATACCCAAGTCAGATACTGACCAATACTGCCGAGGAGTACTACCCAGGCGGTACATCTACTCTGATTACCCAACAGACAGCCGATGCGCTTACAGCGCAGGGCTACGGAGAGTACATCACACCAGCATGAACCTACATCAAATACAGACCCACCCAGAGTTTGTGGAGGGATGCTTTGGTTGCAAGGTTGGAACTCTTGTTATGAATACAGGAGAAGCCAACTCTAACCTCAGCGTATCTAGCAAGAAGTGGGATAAAGAATTGCAGGCATATAGAGATGCCCGCGCTCAGGGCATACAGCCCGCAGGAACCAGCATGAAGAAGGTTCAGGAAGCAGTAAAGATTTCAAACGAAACAGGCAAGGCATACGGGGCATAGGAGGAAACCATGGCTGCTCGCAAACCACCGCGTAAGAAAGCACAACCAGCAAAGCGTGTGCGTACAGTCAAAGATGAGTCGTATACAGAACTGGAAATGTACTGCATCTGGCTCAACGAATACTACCACGCCCTGCTCAAGTCAGGCTTTAAGTCTGACTTAGCACTTGCTTTTGTCATGGAAAAAGACTCTTATCCAAGTTGGGTGTCGTATGGCTCACCAACCGAGGATGAGATTAAGCGACTACTGGAGGAAGATGACGATGAGTAATCCAATCATCCCAGAGCCACTATGGGGAACGCCCTCACCCAACATTGAAGAATATGAGGACATTGAAGAAGATGAGGAAGAATAATGTGCGTTGAGTGCAACTGCTTCGGAACTGTGACACCTTACGGTGTTGGCGGAAGAACCCCTACAGAACTGCCAAAGGCTCCTAATGTAGCAATTTACAACAAGCCAATCATTCGTATTGGCGAAACCCCTATGTCCAAGATGGAAGAAAACGACATGGAGGATTACGACTAATGAAGAAGAAAGCAGCAGCCAAGAAGGTTGGCAAAGTAATGGGCGAGTACAAGCGTGGAACTCTCCACTCAGGCAAGGACCCAAAAGGTCCTAAGAAGGCACCTGTTGTCAAGAACCGTAAGCAGGCAGTCGCAATCGCATTGTCCGTAGCAAAAATGTCCAAGAAGAAAGCGAAGAAAAAATAATGGCATCACCAGCATCAGGACCAGGGAAACCAATCTTCGGTGGAAATCGTAGAAAATTAGGCGATACGCGTCCACTACCAGTAAAACGAAGTAAAGGAACTCCAATCAAGACTCCAAAGGCTAAAGGTCCTATTGTAAAACCCCAGCCTATAGATGAAAGAATTGTTCGCACAATGCCTATTACTGAAAAACAACTTGGTCAAATTAAAAAGGCTTATGGGGTTAAGTAATATTAATGGCAAATAATAAGCGCGACCCGCGCCTAGCGCGGGCTGGCGTATCTGGTTTTAACAAACCAAAGCGCACGCCAAGCCACCCAACTAAGTCACATGTTGTGGTTGCCAAAGAAGGCAGCCAAGTCAAGACCATTCGTTTTGGTCAGCAGGGCGTGACGGGTGATAGACAGCCTACGAAACGCCAAGCATCATTCAAAGCACGCCATGCAAAGAATATTGCCAAAGGCAAGATGAGTGCGGCGTATTGGGCGAATAAGGTGAAATGGTGAAAAGGAAAGCATTTTGGGACACGAAGAATCCAAAGCGTACATCTACAAAACTTACTTCTGCACAGAAGGCTGCAGCCAAGGCTCGTGCAAAGGCTGCGGGTCGGAAGTATCCGAACCTAGTAGATAACGCTGCAGTGGCTCGCAAGAAGAAGAAAGGCAAGTAATGGCAACAGGAGTAGCAGGAAGTACCCTTACGGGTGAACTTAACCGTCTAGCCAATGGCGGTACATATCCCGTTTATACGGCTTACAAAGCCCCACAAGGCGCTGCAAACGCATGGGCTGGAACTACTGGCAAAGGACTTATTGCTGCCCTGAATTACATAGTAAGTGCCTCTCGCCAGCCAGATGACTTCTTGGGTTTAAACGCTGTATGTAATGAAATTGCTGGAACCTCTGGGTTGTCAGCCGTAGATGCGCTAAGGAGCATTAACCTATGAGTACATTTGCCCAACTAGCAGACCGCGTTGAGGCTGTACTGCATGCCTATACAGAGAATACAGAGCCATCAACATGGCTAGATACTGCTGCTACAAGCACAGCAACAACCATTGAAGTACACGATGCCTCTGTCATTGGTCGTGGTTATGTACAGATTGATGACGAAATTATCTTCGTCCATGCTACAGACAATGTGGCTAACACATTAACCCTAGCCCCTTGGGGTAGAGGACAGCGTGGTACTACACCTGCTACCCATGCCCAGAACGCTAAGGTTGTCATGGGTCCACTGTTCCCACGCCAAGAGATTAAGAACGCTATCAACAACACTATTGATTCTATGTACCCAAGCATCTTTGCTACAGGTACCTATGACTTTGATTATGTTGCAGCGCAGTATTCATATCAGATTCCTGCAGCAGTGCAGAATGTTCTGTCAGTTACCTACTCTACAATCGGTCCATCCAAAGAGTGGTTTCCTGCTCGTGCATGGCAGTTAGATAGAACTGCAGATTCAGATGCCTTTGCAACCACAAAGAGCCTATCTATTTATTCAGAGATTGTGCCTGGACAAACCGTACATGTTTCCTATAGCAAGCGCCCAACGCTGCTCACTAGCAATAACCAAGAGTACGAAACAGTTACAGGCTTTCCTTCATACTCAGAGGATGTAGTCATCTATGGCGCAGCCTTCCGTATGGTTTCATTCTTGGACCCTTCACGCCTTGGTCCTCAGTCTGCAGCAGCAGACATCCTAGATGGCGTGCGACCAACTGGTTCTGGTCAGAACGCGTCCAGATTCTTGTACAACATTTATCAACAGCGTTTAAATGAAGTGGCGAATAACCAACGCCGACAAAATCCAATCCGTTCGCACTATCAGAGATAGGTAAAAAATGGCAGCAGGCGACCCAGGCTCACCAGCGCGGTACTACTCCTCAACCGCAGTAGAAACCTCGCTCCAATCATCCATTGCAGCACAGTCACAAGGTGCAAGTAATACATCCTTCATTGTCGCTTCCATTAGCGGCTTCCCAACATCGTTTCCATATACTCTGATTGTTGACCCAGATACCTCTAAGGAAGAAGTTTTAACTGTTACCTCTGGTAGCAGCACAACCCTTACGGTAACTCGTGGTGCTGACAATACTCAGGCTGTAGCCCACTCTGCTGGTGCAGTGGTTCGCCACGGTGTATCTGCTCGTGAATTCCGTGAGTCAGAGAACCATATTGCAGCCCGTGGTTATGACATTGACCAGGCAATCCTTGATGCAGCAAACCAAACCCATGTTCATGGTATTGCTGCTGGTGATGGTGCAATCGTTGGTACAACTAAGGCTCAGACTCTTACTAACAAGGTTTACTCAAGCGGTACTGTAACTGGTGCATTTACTGCAAGCAGCGCAACATTTAATGGTGGTACTTTTGCAAGCCCAACCATTAATACCCCGACCATTGCTGGTGCAACAATCAGTGGAACCTTTACTTCTACTGCAACAGTAAGCGGTGGCACTTATTCAAGCGCTACTCTTGGTTCTGCTCTTAATGCTGGTGGATATAAGATTACAAATCTTGCTACACCAACCGATGCTTCTGATGCGGTACGCAAAGACTTTGCCGATGCGCAGGTTGCTGCTGCAGCCACAAGTGCAGCCAGTGCTGCAACCTCAGCATCATCTGCAGCAGCCAGCGCTACTGCTGCTGCCGCCTCGGTAGCAACTATTGCTTCATACGCTACATCGGCTGCCAACTCAGCCTCTGCTGCTGCCACATCTGCGACAAGTGCTGCAGCCAGTGCAACGGCTGCTGCTACAAGCGCAGCAAGTGCTGCTGCCTCTACTTCTGCTGCTGCAGCAAGCGCTGCGGCTGCGGCTACATCGGCTACTTCTGCCTCTAACTCAGCAACTGCAGCCGCTACCAGTGCTACAAGCGCTGCAGCGAGTGCAACTGCCGCAGCCACCTCAGCCACATCTGCTGCAACCTCTGCAACTTCTGCTGCTGCCAGTGCTACTACTGCTGCTGCATCTGTCGCTACTATTGCAGGTTACGCTGCTGCTGCTGCAACAAGTGAGGCTAATGCTTTAACATCTGCTAACTCTGCTGCCACAAGCGCTGCGAGCGCTGCTGCTTCAACAAGCGCGGCTGCTGCTTCTGCATCTGCTGCTGCTACTAGCGCAACCTCGGCTGCTGCCTCAGAAACAAATGCTGCAACCTCAGCAACCAGTGCTGCTAATAGTGCAACCGCAGCAGCGACAAGTGCTACAAGTTCGGCTGCTTCAGCATCCTTAGCAAATGACTGGGCTACTTTAACCAGTGGACCAGTTGCTGGCGGAGAATACTCTGCTAAGTACAATGCACAACTTGCTGCAACTTCCGCAACATCTGCAAATAACTCAGCAACAGCATCACAAGGTTATGCCACAGCAGCATCTACTTCTGCAGCAAGTGCAGCAACCAGTGCAACAAGTGCTGCTACAACTTATGATGATTTTGATGACCGCTATCTTGGTAGCAAGTCATCTCCTCCTTCTGTAGACAATGATGGCAACCCACTTCTTGTTGGTGCTATCTATTGGAACTCAAGCCTTAACAATATGTATGTGTGGTCAGGAAGCGCTTGGGTTCAGATTGCTACAACTAGCGTCTATTCAGCACCTACTCTTGGTAGCACAACTATTGACTCAGGTACTACCTACACAACAATCACTGGTTTAACTCTTTCTGGTGGACTAGCCAGCGCAGACCCAACTGCAAACCTTGGTCTTGCTACCAAGCAGTATGTTGATGGGGTGGTTGTTCAGATTAACTACCACGAGTCTGTAGTTGCTGCTACAACAGCAAACCTAACTGCTACCTATAACAATGGAACTTCTGGTGTAGGTGCAACACTTACAAACTCTGGCACACAAGCAGCATTTAGCATAGATGGTGTAAGCCCTGCTATCAACGCTCGTGTCCTTGTAAAGAACCAGACAACACAAACTCAAAATGGTATTTACACACTTACAACCGTTGGCGATGGTTCAACTAACTGGGTACTTACTCGTGCAACTGACAATGATAACAACCCATCAGGTGAAGTAAAAAATGGTGATGAGTTATTCTGCTCTGGCGGTACAGTAAATGCTAACAAGTCATTTATCAACTCAACAACAGTAAGTCCGATTGTTATTGGAACTACTGATATTACATTCAGCGAGTACTATGCAGGACTTCCAGCACAAACTGGCAACTCAGGCAAGTACCTAACTACAGATGGAACTACTCCTTCATGGGGAACAGTTGCTGGATACTCAGCACCTACCCTTGGCTCAACAACAATTGCATCAGGTTCAACTAATACAACATTGGTTGGATTTACCAAACTTCGCTCCGACCAGTTCACAACACTTGATGCTGACGGATACGAAGTAGATTTGGAACTCATGGCTATCATGGGTGCGTTCTAAGAAAGGGAACAATAAATGCCAACAACAACTAAAGCACTAGCAAGAGCAGCCTTTGCTACATCATCAACTACTCTCTATACAGTGCCATCTGCAACAACAACAGTAGTAACAGATATTCTTATTGCAAATACTTCTGCAAGTGCTGGCACATTTACATTAGCGCTTAATGGAGTTGCAATTGCATCTGCCGTACCAGTTGGTGCAAATGATACTACTTCAATTCAATTAAAGCAAGTAATTGCCGCAGCACAAACAATTACTGGTTTTGCTTCGGCAACAACAATTAACTTCCATATTAGCGGAGTTGAAATAGCATAATGGCAGATACATTTCAATATTCAAATAACCCAGAACCATCACTCAGAGGCAAATATGTACCGCCATTGGCACCTACTATTGGTACTGCTACTGATGTTGGCTTAGGGCGTGCATACAATAATGGAGCAGCCTATGTTGGTTTTATTCCAAATAAATCTGGACCAGGAACTGCAACATCATACACTGTAACTTCTAGCCCTGGTGGATTTACTGGTACAGGTTCTTCTTCGCCAATTCTTGTAACAGGCTTAGCCTCTGGTACTGCATATACTTTTACAGTAACTGCAACTAATGTTTATGGAACATCATCAGCATCTAGTGCTTCTAATAGCATTACTGCTACTACAGTTCCACAAGCACCTACTATTGGAACAGCAACTGCTGGTACATTAAGTGCCAGCGTTACTTTTACTGCTGGTGCAACAGGTGGTTCAGCAATTACTCGTTACATTATGACACCATCATCAGGTACTGCTGTATCTGGGTTGTCTAGTCCTTTAGTTGTTGGAAATCTTACCGCAGGTACAGGTGTTACATTTAGCGCAGTTGCTGAAAATGCTAATGGTGTTAGCACGGCTTCTGGTAATTCTAATAGCGCTACACCAAATGCTGCTTCCCCTTCATTTGCAACAGTAAGTGGAACTACAGGTTCTCCAACTATTGATACATCTTCGCGCCCAGGTAAAACTATTTACAAATGGACTGGTTCTGGTTCTATAACAATTGGAACTGGTGGTTTTGCAGAAGTTCTCATTGTTGCTGGTGGCGGTGGGGGTGGAAGAAGTGCTACCACAGGCAAAGCAGGAGGCGGTGGTGGCAGTCAAGTTTTTTATAGTTCTAGCGTGTTTCTTGCATCTGGAAGCAACACAGTAATCGTTGGTAGCGGTGGGACTGGTTCTTCCTCATTTTCAACTAGTGCTCCTTTTACTCTTGCACAACAAGGCAATCCTTCTTGCGTAGGAAATTACATTGCCGCAGGTGGAGGTGGCGGCGCTAGCGGTAATTCTGGTCTTAGTTTGGCTACCAATGCACTTAACGGAGGAACAGGAGGCGGCGGAGGTTCTATGAATAGTGCTTCTGGTAGCGAAAGTTCTGCAGGCGGTGCTTTCCTTAATTCTCCGCCGTGGTATGGACAAAATGGTGGTGGTTCTTCTGCTCCTGATGGTGGCGGCGGTGGTGGTGGCGCTAGCGGTGCTGGTGGGTTTGCGGCTTTAGGTGGAAACATTGGCGGTGTGGGTGGAACAGGATTTCTTACTTCAATTACTGGAACCAGTACTTATTTTGGAGGTGGTGGGGGTGGAAGTTGCGCAAGCGGAACATCCTCAGGTGGCGCTGGTGGAGGCGGTGTAGGTGGAACAACCTCTACTGCAACTGCTGGTACAGTAAACACAGGTGGCGGTGGTGGTGCTGCTTCAACAGCCCGCCAAGGTGGTTCAGGTTATGTAGTGGTGGTGATTGGATAAAATGGCACATTTTGCAAAAGTAAATTCAAACAATAAAGTTGAAGTAGTAGTAGTTGTATCTAATTGCGCTATCGGTTCTTGTATTGGACCTGAGCATTGGGATTACCAACCAGAATATCACCAAGGTCACGACAAAGGAATTGATTTTCCCGAATCAGAACCATTAGGTCAAGCAGTATTAGCCGAGTCTGGTCTTGAAGGAACTTGGTTACAAACTTCTTACAACGGAAACTTTCGCGGAGCATACGCTGGCGCAGGTTATCTATGGGATGGAACTAATTTTATTCCACCAGTAGAAGAAGAAACAACCGAATAACAAATAGTTATTACGCCTGAGCATGCGTTTAAACTGCTCTATTTTTTATGCCTAAAACCTAAGGAGACATAGTGGCAGACAGCAGACCACCCGATATATCTGAACGCGTAATCATTGACCTATCGGGTCGCATCTCCAGTTACTACGACCCCACCACATACAAGTATGACTACGCTATTGGTGGCATGCCATTCATTGCTGCCATCACAGACAACACCCCATACCGCCGACAGACTGCAGAGTTTCGTACTCAGCGCGTGGACCAACTACGCGACCCAGGTGAGCAATCACTCTCAGGCTCAGGTTACTGGATTCGCAGTCAGTCATCCTTCCACCTAGGCACGAACTCTCCTTATCAAGAGCCAATCACTGGCACCTTGGAAGAAGCACGCTTTCGCTTTAGTTCATCTGTTGGTATCAACCCTTGGACTCCAGGCAGAATCTCTTTGCTACGCAGGACATTCCTACAAGAGGCTGTAGTGGGCGATAGTCGTGTGTTTAACACCATCATTGGTGGCGTTGAGTATTTGATATTGGTTAAGTATTCATCCACAGAAGCAATCCGTGTATTAAGAATCAGAGTAAGTGACCTATCAGAAACAACCATTGTTGATAACACTGCACTTACTGAGAACATCATAGCCGTTGGCATGGGCGGTAATGACCTAATGATGGTCACTCCAACCAAGGTATGGCGATATTCATTTGATGCTACTTCTCCTACTTTAAAACAAGACTACGCAATTAATACGGCAAACGCAGAAACAGCCACTATTGCCTATGTCAAAAACCGTTTTATGCTTGGGTTCCATGATGTAAATAAAAATACTTTTGTTTATGAAATCAATAGAAACTCTGGCTCCTCAATCAACCTCAGCACGCTTACCCCAGTCAATGGCAGCAGTACCATGCCTACTGGTTATACCTTCAGGGCTATAACCGAAGGTGGCGCTGCAATTTATATCGGTGGATTCTCTGGTGAGCAGGGTAATGTATACAAGATTACGGTAGACAGCACTGGTGCGCTAACAACTATGACTAGCGTTGTCACACTGCCAAGCGGAGAAGAAGTAACTGGTTTGCTTGGCTACCTTGGAACCTATGTTGCTATAGGAACAAGTAGAGGTCTGCGTATTGCAATAGCCAATGAAACTGGCGACCTCTCCTACGGACCACTCATATTTGAAACCAACCTAGGCATATTCAAGATGAGCGCATACAGCAAGTTCATTATTGCTGGTGTTGACTCTGGCGTTGGTGGCTACTCTGGCGTATACCGTGTTGACTTATCATCACCCTTGTCAAATGGCGCTTATGCCTATGCTACTGATATTTATGCAGAATCTACTACTGGAAAGGTAGAAGGTGTCTGTAATTTAGGTGATGGCAGAATTGCTTTCTGTGTAAACGGTGATGGTCTATTTATAGAGCATGCCACCGAACTTGTTGAATCAGGTGAACTAACCACAGGTATTATCCGTTATGAAACCCTTGAGAACAAGGCATGGAAGCGTTTAAAACTACGCACCGAAGGAACATTACAAGGTGACATTGACATCTTCCGTGTAGAAAACGGAGTAGATGAAGCCTTCCGTACTGTAGCGCAAGGGAGTACAACTGATTATGACTACGACCTCTCATCGGTTTTTGCGGATGTTGGAGTTGAAGCGCAGTTTAAATTCCGCCTCAATCGTAACGATACAACTGCCACGACTGGCGCTGTTATTTATGGTTACTCTGTTAAGGCTCTGCCTACTCCTACCCGCGCTCGTGTTCTTCAAATCCCTATCTTTTGTTTTGATTCCGAAAGAGATAGAAACAAGAACATCATGGGCTTCCAAGGCTACGCACTCGGCAGACTCCAGGCACTGGAGCAGATGGAAGCACAAGGTCAAACCGTAATCATCCAAGATTTCACTGCTGATGGAGAACCTATTGAAGCAGTGATTGAACAAGTATCGTTCACCCGCACAACCCCACCGTCTGGAAACTTCTCAGGCTACGGTGGAATCATACAAATCATCGCTCGTACTGTCGTTTAAACTTAAGGATAGAAACATGACTCCTGCTGATTGGGCTGCTTTAGCCGTATCCGTAACCACTCTCGTTGGCATATTAGCCATGGGTGTTAAGCATCTAGTAAAAGTATATTTGTCGGAACTCAAACCCAATGGCGGGTCAAGTCTTAAAGACAAGGTGAATAACCTTGAAGAAAAAGTTGACCTATTAACGGACCTAGTTAAAGAATTGTTGAGGAAGTGACCAATGACCAAGCCCAAAGTTGCAAAGTCTGCCAGCCCTGCTGCATTGTCCATGCTACGCCAGGCGACTGCTCTTGCACCCCTACGCAAGAAAGCATCAGATGGGCTGCTCCCTTCCACTGCACATTTAAAACTAAGTCCTAACTCAGACCACAATACTGGTCTTGCGGTAGACTTAACCCATGACCCAAAGCGTGGAATTGACTGTGCAGACATATTTCAAAGACTCAAAGAAGATAACCGAGTGGATTATCTCATCTTCAACGGAAAGATTTGGTCAAGGAAATACGCCAAGCAAGGTGATAGAAAGTACGCGGGTAGTAATCCGCACACAAAACATCTCCATGTTTCCATCAGACCAGAGCATGCTGGTGACACCAGCCCATGGTTCTGGTGGAAGAACCAACCAAGCCTAGCCAAGCAAGTAGTGGCGGAAGCCATCGGTGCATCACCAAAGAAGAAGCCTGCCAAGGCTGAAGTCTTAGTCTGCACTTGCTGCAAGGTACATGGCTTGGCAAACAAGAAAGGTAAATAATGGAAACACTAAAGCAAGTATCGCTGACCTGGTTCCGTGCTGCAGCATCTGCTGCAATCGCGCTCTACCTCGCTGGTGAAACTGACTTCAAAACACTAGGCATGGCTGCCCTCGCAGGCTTCCTCGGTCCAGTGTTGAAGTGGTTGGACCCTTCTGCTAGTGAATTTGGCAGAGCGAAATAACTTAATACTGTATAAACAAAAGAACCCCCGCCGTCAAGAGAAATCTTGATAGCGGGGGCTTTTTTGCGTTTATCCGATATTTAGTTTTACTGCACTGCAGCACTTCCCCAAATACTGCAGCACTGAGATAGTAACACTAACCGCCTGTCTTGTAAAATCCAGGACCCCTGAACTGGATGGCTGGTGGTGTGTACACTCTTTGCATTTGTTGACCACACAAGGTGCATGGTGGGATGCTTGAACTTTCCTCAATACTGAGCAGTAACTCCTGGACTATCCCACAGTTTAAACATTTGAAATCATATTTGGGCATCATCAAAATCCACTGGTGTAGGGGCTGTTAGTTCTGCGCCACACAATGCACACTCTGATTCTGTAAACCACATAACAATTTCGCCATTTTCAAATATGCAATTAACTTTAAAAAGGACACTACCGCAAGGGCATGCATGAGTTGGAATACCACGATAACTATGCTTAACTACGCTCTGCTTCCGCTTACGCTTCAGCAGACACATACACTTAACCCGTTCTGCACGAACAGGAGTATACTCAAAATTGAATTACACCGTTGAGATTCTCTCGGCGTGTCGCTGAATAGAGGAGCGAGGTGCATGTAAACTCCTCTATTGCAAAGGAGAAATATGACACTTGAAGAAAAGACGGGCAAGGGATATATCTCCCACAGCGCCATGAGTACATGGCTTAACTGTGGCTGGTCCTTCTACCTTACCCGCATACAGAAAGTACCAGAGAACCCATCCTACTGGCTTGTAGGGGGTAAATCACTGCATGAGTGTACCGAATGGTACGACCAACTCAACCCTCTCGTGCAGGAATCGGCAGACTTTGACCTATACCAAGTCTTTCGTGATAGGTGGGATGAGAACTACCGACTTGCTGACAACGGCATGCCGTTCCGTGCTGGTGGCAGGGCTACTAAGCAGTATCCAAACAAAGAGGATGCTTCATGGTGGCTGGACAATGGACCCAAGATGGTGGACTTTTGGATACAGTTTCGTAAGGACAGTGGGTACCAGCCATACCTACTATCGGGTGGCGAAGCAGCCATTGAAACTGAACTCAATGTAGAAATCGGTGGAGTTGCAATGAAAGGATTTCTTGACAGACTTATGGTGTCGCCTGAAGGTGAACTATTGGTCATTGACATCAAGACATCCAGTAAGCCACCTGTTACCTACACACAGTTAGGCACATACGCGATTATGTGTGAGAAGGCTATGGGTATCCGCCCTGTCAAGGGTGCCTACTTCATGGCTCGTACTGGTGAACTAACTCCGCCAGTAGATTTATCACACTACACTGAACGGCGTTTAGCCTCACAGGTTAAAGGCTTTAAGACTGCGGTAGACAACAACATATTCATCCCACAGCCAGGCTTTATGTGCGGTACATGTTCAGTCAATCACGCATGCTATGCAGTAAATGGTTCCGAATCACACAAATACCCCGAACTAGGAGAAGATACAGATGAGTGAAAACTCACCAATCCAAATCAACTTCAAGACCAAGAAGGATGGCATGTTGATTAACCTTCGTGCCCAAGATGGTGCTGAACTTGACTTGTTGCTTGACCAACTAACACAGCGCCTTGCTGCGCTTGTTGACCTTGAGAAAACTGTTGAAGGTATGGCAGTTGTCAAGGATGCGTTTCCAAATGCTGTGCCAGTACACGGCACAACAGCAGCACCACGCCCAGTACAGGCAGCACCTGCAGCAGGCGCACCTGAATGTACCTGCGGTGGTGGACCAATGCGTTTTGTACCAGCAGGTATTGCTAAGTCCACTGGTCGCCCATACAAGGCGTTCTACGCTTGCCCTAAGCCACAGGGTCAGGCTTGCCAAAACAAGGTAACCGTATAGTTCATGCGCCTCCTTTCTCGCGCAATCAAGACTGCATCAGCAGGGGGTGCGACACTGCCAACAGTGTGGCGCTCTCTGCTTGAGCAGCAGATAGCGTTTAGACGGGGCGAAGTAAGCATGATTGCTGGTCCTCCAGGGGCTGGTAAATCAACACTTGCTCTGTCACTTGCTGTGCATGTGCAAGTACCTACGCTATACATCTCCGCAGACACACACTCACACACTATGAGTTTGCGTTTGCTCGCAATGTTAACTGGCAGAACACAGGCAGAAGTAGAACCTATGATGGAAGCAGATAGAGAATGGGCAGCACAAATGCTCAAGCCTGCTGACCACATCATGTGGGAGTTTGACTCAGCACCCACGCTCAAAGATGTAGAGGATGCAGTCCTTGCAGCCCGCGAGCGCATGGGTAGAGATGTTGAACTGATTGTGCTTGACAACGCAGTAGATGTCACCATTGATGGAGCCGATGAGTGGGGCGGATTGCGCCTACTTATGAGAGAACTCAAGTGGTGGGCTAGAGATACTGGCGCTGCTGTTGTTGTTTGCCATCACACAAGTGAAGGTGTCAATGGTAATCCTTGTCCTCCGCGTTCATCGCTGCATGGCAAGGTCGCCCAGACCCCTTCGTTAATTCTTACGGTACACGGACAGATTGCTTCAATGGGTGTGTGTGCTGTGAAGAACCGATACGGACCTGCTGATGCCACTGGTTCATCACCAGTATGGCTGGCTTACGACCCTGCGAGTATGCAGATTAAGGACTTGGTGGCACCGTGAAATTTATCCTTGCCATGCTTGCCTCACTTGCAGTCCTTGCTGGCGTAGCAGTCATCGTTGCAATGGCAGTCATAGATGTCGTAATTGATATTGATAACTATGAAGATGAGGATGTGGACGATGAGTACTAAATGGGAACTAAGTGAAGTCGGTAATGAAGGTCAGTTGGTTGGTAAACCTAACGACAAAGATGTGGTTGTTCCAACAGACAGATTGATTACAGACATCAAGGCGCAGTTAATGTTTATTCCGAATAAGTTTACTTGGTCAGTGGGATGGAGAGCCTATGTTTGGCGCAATACGGAAACTGGTAGGTTTAAAGACCTCACCGAAGAAGAATTCAAAACACTCATGGAGTCAGGAACAGTCAATTACACCAGAGATGGTGCAGGAAGCGATACAACAGGCGAAGATTCCGAAGGACATAAAGGAAGCACTGCTGAGTGAACTTCCAAACTTTGTGGAATTGGTTGATGAAGCGACAAACAAAATCTTCAACCCATCTGCAATCTGGTTTGAGTCACTCCAGTTTGCTGACTATGTGGCGCAACTTGCTGGACATCTCCGAGAGGAGCATGGACCCGACTGTAGAGAAGAAGTTGCCGAAAAACTAATTCTCATGGCAGAGAACTACAAAGAACTAGCCGAACATGCAATGACAGTTATTGATAGGACACATAACCATGCATAGCAACAAAGAAACTCTTTCCATTGTATGGTGCGACAACGGCACCACTGACGGCAAGTTTACTGAAGGCTTGGTGTATTCCCTTATTCATGCTGCAAGCATGGGTGTGCCAGTTAATAACGCCATCCGTGTACAAGGCAATCAGATTGCTAGACAGCGACAGGCTGCCATTGAAATGTGGGGCAAGGTTGGAACTGACTGGGCACTATGGGTTGACTCTGACATTGTGCTGACCAAGGAGATGCTCAAGACCCTATGGGATACGGCTGACAAGCATGTGCGCCCTGTTGTTAGTGGTGTCTACTTCATCAGTAAGAACATGGAAGGCTCATTGATGCAGCCTATGCCATGTATCTTCAACGAAACAGGCAACGAGTACGAGATTACTTACCTTCACCCACTGCCTAAGAATCAGGTGGTCAAGGTTGATAACGCAGGCATGGGCTTAGTGCTGATGCACAAGAGCGTGTTGCAAAGTTTAAACGAGAAGTTTCCAGATGACTTTTGGTTTGGTGAGAACAACGAGCGTGGCGAGAAGTTTATCGGTGAGGACATTGCCTTCTTCCGTAAGGTCAAGGCTGCGGGCATACCCGTACATGCCCACACTGGTGTTATAGCCAAGCACATGAAACGATTTTCATTTGATGATGCCTACTACAACCTGTTTTGGGCAGCAGTAGAAGCAGCCGAAAGGAGAGAGAGTGAGTCAGCAAAAGAGCAACAAGCGTAGAGGCGCAGCGTGGGAGATTGACCTAGCCGATTGGTTTATGGAGCAAGGTTTAAACGCACAGCGTCTACCTCGTGCTGGTCGCAACGACATTGGTGATGTGTATGTGCCAGGAGTTAATGGTGCGTATGTTGTTGAAGCCAAGGCTCCACGCAGAGATGGTCGCATTGACCTATCAGGCTGGATTAAAGAGGCAGAGATTGAGGCTGAGAACTACCGAATCGCTAAACGACTAGCCGTTGCGCCTACACCACTGGTGATTATCAAGGCAAGCAACAAGGGAGTCGGTGAAGCGTATGTCGTCCAGAAACTCAGTGATGTCCTCGCCAACCTCTAAGCATGACATCGTAAAGGTACTTGAACACTACGGATTTGTTATCTCAACTAACCGTGGCGGGTGGCAATCAGTGCGTTGCGCTTTCCACAATGACCATGTGAAGTCGGCTCGTCTAAACATAGACAACGGTGGCTTCAGATGTTTTGCCTGCGACATGGCAGGCGATGTGTATTCACTCATAATGAAACGAGAAGGAGTTACCTATGGCGAGGCTCTCAAAATCGCAGAGAGAATTACTGGCGAAAGCAACGGAGAACTACGAAGGAAGCCTAAGCGAAGCACTACCGTATCTTCAGAATCGCGGTATAACAGAGGCAACAGCGCGTATGTTCCGCCTCGGCTTCGTGGGGAATCCTGAAGCAGGGCACGAGCCTTACCTTGGTAAGTTGGCTATCCCATACCTGACTCCATCAGGTGTGATTGACATTCGTTTTCGCAGTTTAAACAACGATAGCGGTCCGAAGTATCTATCAAGACCAGGAGCCAGCACCCACATTTACAATGTTCAAGCACTCAGTAATGACACAGATTTCCTTGTGATTTGCGAGGGTGAACTAGACACCATCATCGCTACCCAAGTGGGCTTCACTGCGGTGGGTTTGCCTGGTGCTAACAACTGGAAACCGTTTTACTCCCGCGTCCTTGCTGACTGGGAAAAGATTATGTTGTTCTGCGATGGTGATAACGCAGGCAAAGAGATGGCTAAGACAATCACCCGTGAATTGGACAATGTATTCCCCGTGTTCATGCCCGATAACTGCGATGTAAACGATGTGTTCCTTACCGAAGGAGCAGAGGGATTGCGCAAAAGAGTAGGTGTTTAAACTTGGCAAAGAACTCCTCGTTTGATTTGGACTTTGGCTATGGTCGTAAAGGTGAACAACTCGTTGAGGAGTTGCTAACCCAAGGCAAGAAGATTGAAGTCAAGAGGGATAGGAAGTGGTGGGTTACTAACAATCTCTATGTTGAGGTTGAGTGCTGGTACATGAAGTCCAAGTCGTGGGAACCATCAGGTGTGATGGTAACTGAGGCTGACTATTGGGCGTTCGTACTAGAGCAGGGCGTACTCATGGTGCCTACCTCACATGTCCTCTACGCTATCAAAGAGTTTGGTCGTGAGATTACTTGCGAGATTCCACCGAACAGAAGCAAGGGCTACCTCATAACCGTAGATGATTTACTTATGGCAATGCGTAAGTTAAAGAACGAGAAAGCAGAACAAAAAGATGGATAGCCAAGATAAAGTTTGGGAAACCATTTACGGTGTAGCCAGACAGGTAGCAACCCGTGCTAATCGCATACACCGTGGCATCGTAACCACTGATGATGTGTACCAACACCTATCCTTGTGGGCACTAGAACACTGGCACAAGATAGAGCAATGGCAAGCAGAAGAAAGTCTAAAGTTTAAACTGCGCAAGACTTTCTACAACGAGGCACAGAAGTATGTTGCCAAGGAACGCTCACACCTATCGCGCTCGCCAATGAATGACAGTTTCTACTACACACCCGAAGTACTACATGAACTACTGCGTGATGTGTGGACACATGAGGGTT